TCTTTGTCTGACCGTCTAGCACCTGTGCCTCCTGCTCTTCGAAGTTCTGGCTCAGCTGCATAACAGCTTTGCAGAACTCCTCCGGCATGTCAGGCACTGAGCCACCAGAGTAGTAGATGTCACCGTACATTCTTACCAGCTTCCCTGATCTGGTCTAGTGTACGCCCACAGCCTGTGCAGTAGGTCTTTGTCTGATCCAGCTTGCACTGCTTCTTACACACCGCAACTTCCTCCATGTCCGGTGATGTCACAGATGTCGTGGGTTTCAATTGACTCTTCAAACTCTTCTCCAAGTTTATCGGCAGCTTCAGTGTAAGGCACACTGCTAAGAGGCTGTCCCCCTCTGCATCCGTCCGGATACACGGTGAAACCACGCAGCCTGTGAGCATAGCTGGCAAGAGCATCGGCAAAATCATCGACCGTATCTTCATTGTTCAACTTGCTCCCCCACTGGGGCAGATTGATCGTGCTACTGATAGACATATCCACGTAGTCTTGGACATCTGCTTGGAACTTCAGCCTGCGTCGGTAGTCCTCGGCCAAGTCCAGTGCGGACTCGATGTTGTCAGGCTTGACACCGTACAGGTCAATGATCTCTTGCGCTGCGCTGTCTACAACGTACTGGTAGTGCCACTTGTTGCCGCCCTTCAAATACCTGCGCTTGTACGCCACGGCAAAGATAGGCTCCACACCAGTGCTAGTGCCAGCAAGAATGCCAATGCTGCCAGTAGGGGCAATAGCCCGATTAGCAACAGGACGACTAATTGAAAGCAGGTCAGCCATTGTACGGCTAGTGTCGTCGCTGATGCCTTGATAGACAGCCAGCCACTTATGAAGCTCGTCGGTAACTTCATACTTACTTCCCTTTTTGATCAGCCATTCGTGCATACCCATCAGGCCAAGGCCCAGCCTGCGGTTCTTTTCGCGCGTCTTATACACAGCCTCATAGGGCAGCTTGGCTTTCAACGTGCCGCAGATCAGGAACTTGGTTGCCAACTCTACGATCTGACTGAACTCTTTCAGATCGTCAACGCGACCAAGGTTGATACTACCAAGATTGCACACGTCACTGTCGTCAGCACTTGTGACCTCTGTGCAGGCGTTACGTAGGGTCTCGTTCTCCTTGTCGAAGAAGTTGAAACTGAATCCCGGCTCAGCTGTTCTAAGAGCTTGACGTACATTAGTCCTAAAGACATCCCCAACTTCTCCGGTCTTCCAGTAGTTCAACAGCCACTCTGTGTCATAGTTGACACTGATGTTAGTCATGTCCAGCGGTGCATGGAAGTTGAAGTCCTGCTCCTTGACTTGACCAACACTGAACCCAGTTGATCCTACCGGCATGTCGTACCAGTTCTTGCTGGCCAAGAACGTCTCCACGTCCCTGTGCTTCCAGTTCAGGCTGGCATAGATGGCAGACCTGCGGCTCCCTCCCTGCATGACCCTGCGTCCGATCTCGTTGATCATCTGCATCTTGGGGATAGGACCACTGGCCAGCCCACCCGTCTTGCTCAGACCAGAACCCTCCGGACGATACACCGAGTAGTCAATACCGATACCACCGCCCGTCATCAGACAGGACTCGGACTTCCAGCTAAGGTTTGCCCAGTCCTCCCGACTGTCCTCCTCTGCCCGGAGCAGGTAGCAGTTGTTAAAGAACTTGTTTGGTCTCCCAGCATAGTACAGGTAGCGACCACCGGGGATAAACTTCAAGTCCCGGATGATCTCTGTCAGTGCTTCCACCTCGTCGTCTTTCAGCACCCCCTTGCAGACATCCTCTGCCAGCGTCTTGGCCAAGTCGGACCACGTGTAGCAGCTTTGGTGTGCGTACTTCTGTTTGAAGATGTCCTCGCTGAACTTGCTACGGAACATCGGATTTTCATTGCTCTTAAAAGTCATTGCAGTCCACCGGCCTCAAGTTGAATTTATCTAGGTTGTCTTCTACGTACTCACGGAAGAAGTCTAACAGTGTGAGCGAGTCAATGTCAAGCAAGTCAATGATCTGCTCACAGCTGTACGCATCCGCTATGTCTCTCAGCTGTTCTTCAGAAAGTATGGCCACTGGCATTCTCCCCCGGCTCCACAAGGAACACCGGGCGTCCAGACCTGAACTTGGTCTCAAACTTCTCCCAGCATGTCTGCTTGTGAGAACAATATGAACAATTGACGCCCAGCTTCTTGCCTCCGCTAGGTCGGTCATGTACCGGCTCAAAAGCCCGCTCAGGCGGTTCTGGCTGCGATACGGCCTTCTTGATCTCTGCGATCTTCATCTCCGTGTTCTCCAGCTGGGAGTGCGTATACGTGGCAAGCTCTCCGCTGGACTTGTCAAAGGCCAAGAACGTACCACGGGTCTTGCCTAGTGCGTTACCATAGCCGCTGATCTGGCTGATATACCCAAAGGCATCGTCATCGGGCAGTGTACCGTTCTTGAACTTCTTCATGCTGTACGACGAGGCGGACTTGATATCGACCAACTCGTCGTCTATGAAGCAGTCGATATGCCCCTTGATCCCATCGACCTCGATCTCTGCTTGCTGGTTCGAGACATGATGACCAGCTTCTTTAGCAAGGTAGATCAACAGTGCCTCAACGATGTCACCGATCATGAACTTCAACCGGGTCTGTGGGCTGAAGTCTTCTGCTTGATCGTCGCCGTTGATGTCGTACCACAGAGAGCGAGAACACGGCTTGCCAATGTTAGACATCCGCAGCCTTGGCTTGGACTCTGCCGTCCCCATCCACAGTTGTCTCCGCACTGCGTCCATCACCGTGCTGCCTAGGGCGAACAACGCCTCTTGGTCTGGATTCTTGGTTCCTTGGTCTACCAGCTGATAGATGTCATCTACCAGTGTGTCAATTGTCTTCGTCATATTTCACCTTTACAATGTTTTTGTGACGCTTTGCTTTTCCGTTCTTAACCTTACTGAGTTCAGATTGATTGTACCCATGACACTCAGCGAACTCTCTCATGGACATGTCCGTGACCCTGTGTTGAACACCGTTGTCATAAGTGATGGTAAACGGTCCTAGGTACTTGGGGTTGTTGATGCCCCGCAGCTTGTCCCTGAACTCTTCGCCATAACTCTTGACTGGCCTGAAGAAACGCTTACCTCCGATGTTCTTGTTATAAAAGTTGTCGTCTTCAAGAACATTCAGATCGACCTGCATCTTCATCTCGTTGTAGTACAGGTCACGCTTGTTTCTACATAACAACAAAATTGCAAAGGTGAACTGCTTCTTTCCAAGTTTGGCTATCAATGGTGCCAACTCCTTGGAGCTTGAGCTATAGTACCTCCAGTTGCTCTCCGTTGTACGCTTTCCTCGTCTGGTTTTATATAGGTGCTTGCATCCTATGTAGCTTTTGCCTGACTCCTTGTGGGTAATGCGGTAGACAAATCCAAAATGGTCTCCCGGATTGAACTCGCCTACCGCATCTGTGTCCCAATGTCCGTACTTAGAACGGGACATCGTCGTTCAGATCATCCTTCTTGGTATCTTTACCGAAAGACTGATCGTTGTTGTCTCCCACGTATTCAATGGGATCGGTGATCTTCACAGCGTTCAGGAACGTGGTAACGCCCGTGCCGTACTTGTTGTTATACGGCTTCTGGCTCACGCGCACAGCTGCCTTTGATCCGTTAGACAACATCCGTGGGCCTGTGTAGTCCTTGCCGTCAGCATCGAACAGCTTAGGCTCATAGTTGCTCTTCAGCTGGACATAGGGCAGGCCATCCATCTTGCCCTCCTCCTGCTTGACGTTCAAGCCTAGCTTACGGGCTTGGGCAAGCTGGTCTCCCTCCAAGGCCAAGGCAACCGAGTAGCGGTCGAACTTGTCTTTCACGTCGAACAGATAGGGGAAGTACATGATTCCTTCGAGGTAGTGTTGTGCATTAGCAGGCATTAATGTATCTCGCTCCAGTTGTTTCCGATTTGCACGTCGCAGTCTAGCTGGCAACGTAGTTTGTACGCCTTGTTGACCTGACGTATAGATAGTATAACACAATCTCTGGCAAGGTCAACATCTTTAGCATCACTTTCTATAACTAATTCGTCATGCACCATGGCTACGATCTTGGCATCTGCTTGTCTCCTTCTCAGGTGATAATCAACGTACATAAACCACTTCTTCATCAGGACGGCGCTAGAGCCTTGGATCAGGGTGTTCAGGCTGGCGTGTCCTGACCTGACCCTGAGCACTCTGCCGTCTAGTCCTTTCAGCTTGCCGACTGATTCTCCCTTGTGTATGACCGCTTCGCTCAGCCTCTTATATGCTGGCATGTTTGCCATAAATCGCGCCCTAAGTTGAGCACCATCTTTGGCAGAGCCGTTAACGACCGCTCCGATCTTTGCGTCTCCTGCTCCATAGAGAAGCGCATAGATGAACGTCTTAGCTTGGTCTCTAGTCTCCAGACCAGCCATCTGTTGGTTAGCAGTATGTACATCGCCCTCAAGTATTTCACGTGTGAACCTCTCATCATCCATATAGTGTGCCAACACCCGTAGCTCTAGGCCAGCTGCGTCTGTGTCTAGCAACTTCCTGCCCTGCGGGGCTTCGAACAACTCTCTACAATCTTTGCCATACTCCACGCGCACAGCTGGAACCTGTTGCAGGTTGGGACTGACGCAACTCATGCGATTGGTGATGGCCCCTAGTGTGCGATACCTGCAATGCACCCTAGACTCCGCTGAGCAGGCTTCGATCCATGCCTTGACCAGTGCAGACCGCTTCTGTAGCAGGAAGTACCTAGCCAGCTTCTGTGCCACCGGCAGGCTGCACTTGGATAGTGTCTTCTCGTCTACCTTTGCCCTGCCGCTGGGCGTTAGCTCCGTTGGTTTCCAACCTAGTTCAATCAGACGCTCTGCGATCTGCTGCCTGCTTGCCGGGTTGAACTCCGTGACCTTGTCCTTCAGACGCTTGCCCGTCTTCTCCGAGTATCTCTCCTGTACAATCGGTGGGAACATGCTGACGCACTCGGCTGCGATCCGGTCCTGTTCAAGCGCCAACCTGTTGTAAAGCTCCACGGCCTTGTGCTTGTTCAGACCAAAACCATTGCCGCTTACCCGGTCAGCAACGATGCGCATCCTGTGCTCGTCCCTGATGGACTGTTCGCTGAACTCCTCCAGCATCTCCGCCAACAGTGTCCAATGTAGCTTCATGCAGACCTTCACGTCTTGAATGCAGTAGTCCCGCATTTCGCGTGTATATACACTGAAATCTCCACTGAACTCAGTCTTGTGCTCGCCCAGACGCTTGCCCCATGCGTCAAGGCTATGTCCTCCCTCCCTAGACGGGTTCTCCATCATGGACAGAACCAGCGTGTCCACCATCTGGTCGAACTTCAACCGGACACTCCATAGCTTGGCCAGCACAGGGAAGTCAAAGCTCAGCCCATTGTGCGCAACCACCTCTTGGAACTGGTCAAGGTAGTCTTGTAGGCCATCGGCCTGCGTCCAGACCTTGGTGCCAACCTGCGAGTCATGGGTGACCACGCAGTGTATCACACTGGCATCAAGGCTATCGGTCTCTATGTCTAGGTAACAGGTGTTCACAGGTACTTCCAACTCACAGGGAACTCTGTGGCACACGTTTCTGATATCTTCAATGCTACCTCTCTGGTCTCTTGCTGGGCGTCGGGTGCCAGCCTGAGCTTGCAGACCCGGCTGAAGGCGTACAGGCTACCAGTCCAGTACCACTCGGTATACATGGACTGCGGCAGCACGGCACGTGCCTGCTCAGGACAGACACCAAGGTCTATCATATTGTCATACGTGGCTATGGCAGTGCGCACGGCTTCGTCGTACATCTTGCTGACCAGCTTAGGGCTTTGCACGGCTTGGTCCGTTGATCCCTGCTTCTTGTCGTCAGCTGCCTTGCGCCACTTGTCCGGGCTGTAACAGCTGGGCTGCTCACTGACATACCTGCGGCTGACCTCGTTCCAGACCAGACCAACTTGGTGCTTGGCCAGCTGTCTGGCAACGAACACAGGCGCTTTGATATGGAACTGCAAACTGGTGTGGGCAAAGGGGGACCAGTGCTGATGGTCTGCCAAGTACTTGATCAGCCGTTCGTCTCCCGGCTCCATCTGTAGGTGTACCTTGCTGAAGCTCACGCGAGCAGCATTGACCACGCTCAGGTCGCTGCCCATCTTGTCTATCAATCCTACCTGTATCATCCTTGTCCTCGCTGCTTTTTCTTCATGCCATAGAAGGGCGAACGCTTGCCTATCTTTTTCTTATGGTTGAACGGCCTAGGCTTGCGACGACGTTTGACCTTGGTCCTTGGGGTGTAGTTGTTCTCTGCTCTCTTGGCCATCAAAACTCATCCTGTTGGTGCGTTACATTTAGTCTACCAGATGTCTTGTCATAGAACAAGCGGTCACATGCTCCCACGTCTCCGGTGTACCTGCACTTCAGAACCCGCAGCGTCGTGGTGTTGCATTCTACCACGTCGTCGCTCTGGGTGTTACGCTCTAGGCTGATCACCGTGTCACTGATCTGGGCGATGCCATGGCTACCACGCAGGTGACCAAGGTTGACCTCCACGCCTTCTTCGTGAGACCTGTCGCTGCCTAATCTGCGCAGGTGTGTGACCAAATGGATCGAACATCCTGTCTCCTCCGTGACCTGTCTGAGCAGTGTCATGGTACGGTCTATGGCCTTGCGCTCGTCCGTGATCTCCAGACCACTGACCAAGATGCTCAGGTGGTCTATGAAGATGGTAGAGCAGTCTAGGCCTTGCACCATGTACCGCACCCGGTCTAGCAGGTCGTCCATCTCTAGGCTACCAAAATGGTCGTAGATGAACACCCTGCCAGTACCCAGAGTACAGTCAAAGTATTCTCTGATCTGTTCTTTAGAATACTTACTGAATACTTCGTTCAGATGCAGTCTATCACTTGCTTCTACCGCCAAGATACCACGCCGTGTGCGGTCCACCGACTCTTCCAAGGCAATGATCCCGATGTTTTCATCGGTGTTCTTCAGCAGGTAGTGCTGTAGCTCGCGCAGGATACTGCTCTTGCCCACGCCTGTACCAGCTGCCCATGTGACGATCTCCCTGCTCCGGGTTCCCAGCGTCTTGGACTGTAGCTGTGGCCAAGGGAAGTCAACGCTGGCCAAGTTCTGCTCAGACCACAGCCCGTCGAAATCGGTAGCTGCGTTCTTGATCCCTGCCGGGGTGTAGCAGCTGGCGTTCTTCAGGCTGGCCAAGAACAGGTCTTCCTTGTCCTGTCCGCTGTACTCGCAGGCGTCCTTCAGGTCTAGGCTGACAATAAACGCCTTGCCCGGCCTGAGCAGTTTGGCGCACTGCTCCGCTGACTCCTGCGCCCTAGGCTCGTTGTCAAAGCAGATGAACACCCGGTTGAACGTCTCCAGTAGCTCTAGGTTGTTCTTAAAGTCCCTAGCTGCGCTGGCTTGGCCGCTCTTGATGCTCAGGGCGTTGACAATGGGCTGACCCCGTCTGGTTATGGTCTGGGCGTTGTTAGGTATCCCGTTGGCCATCTGGAACGCTGCCAGTGCGTCTGCCTCGCCCTCTGTTACGATAATAGTCTTGGACTTCTGGCCAACTGTCTTGCTCAGTGTGTGCGTCCCAAATAGCGTGCAATTTTTGAAGTCTCCATCTGTGCTGAACTGTTTACCCTTGTGTCTGATCTTCTTGGCTACCGCCAGACCGTCTTGGTCATGGTAGGGGAAGACCACGGCCATGTCGCTTGCTGTTACGTTGTAGTAGTCTGTAACTGCTTGGCTGATCTTGCGATCTGCCCATGGTTTGTCAGGTCCAGTGTCCTTTGGAACGTATTCTACCACGTTGTCTACCTCCTGATCTCTGGTGACCTGCTCACAGCTGAAGCAGTAGGTATGCCCATCGTCGTACATGGTCAGGGCATCGCTGCTTCCGCAGTCTGGACAAGGCTGGTGCGTCTTGACCGCCTTGGAACCTTCGTGTTCTTCTAAGATCAATGTACGCTCTCCTCTTCTAGCTCTATCTCGTACTCCGGGGACTGGTCTAGGTACATCTTGAACTCTTCAAGCGCCATCATGACAAAGTAGGTGGGCGTCCGCTGGTTGATCTCGGCCATCTGGACCACCCAGTCTATCACGTTAGAGTCCAGTCCCTCCCTGATCAGTGCGTCGAAGTATGCGTCTTGTATGTAATCTTCCAATTAACCTCTCCAGATTGAGTAGCAGACGGCTACCAGCACAGCACCTGCGACAGACAGGGCAATGATCTCAGCCCCAGTCAGGGCGTTTAATATCTGCACGTGACATCTCCCCTGCTAACGCTGCATAGCCGCACATGTCTATGAAACTGTCGTCCTTGAAGGCATGGATACACCGGGCGATCTTGACCAGCATCATCATCATTGCCACATCTGTGGGCGTCAGTTTGATCTCATGGTCTAGGTAATTGTTCCAGAACTCGGCGATGCGCATATGGTTCAGATATGCGTCGCCGTAGTCCTCCTTCCTGTCGCCGTTGATCAGTTCGCCTGCCTTGGCTAGTACATCGTCACGCTTCATCAGTACCCTCCATCTGGTCTTTGAAATGTCTGAGACGCGCAGCTGCATCGCACAGCTTTGAGTAGTCAGACATAAACATATCGCCGTCGCACTCCCACATCATCTGCACAGGGCCGTTTACCAGCGGCACCAGTCGCTTGAGAAACTCCTCGGCGGTGATCTCTTCTTCATAGCTCCATTTGTACGTTTTCATGCTGCTTCCCTTTCTTTTAAGATTCCCAATCGTGCCTGTTCGAGATATCTTACAAAGTCCAACTCGGGCGGTTCACTAAACTTCCATTTGGCCATATATGACTTCTCCTTGATGTAGTAGGTTCTATATGCTACCACGGCATCGTCGTCTTTGCAATAGTCGGGCATACACTGAGGCGGATCAGTGAACTTACCGCCCTTCAATCCATGCGGTAAATTTTTCAATGCCCAGAATATCCCACTGCTCTCGGTCTTGTGCGTCTTGCCGTACCTGAACGTGTACTCCTGAAGCAGGTTGCTAAGAAGCTGCCATAACCACTGGTAATTACTGCGGTTCTCCCTAGCCCAGACAGCACTGGGGTGGTTCTTATGGGTGGCCTTGTAGCAATTGATACTAGGGACACCGTCGATCTCATGGTGAGCAGTGCTGAGCAGCTGTGCGTACTCCAAGATCATCTTGACCACGTGCTTGTCACAGTGCATGGCAGCGCAACGCTGGGGGTCTCTGTCTAGGTAGAATATATTCATTCCTCTTCCTCTATGATTTCGTCGTAGTATCCCATGGGGGTCAGGTTGTCGGTTTTCCAGTCGTTGTCCATGACTTCCTTGGCGTCCCAGTACGGCATCCGGCGACGTTTGCCAGACACAGGCAATAGGGAAGCAATGGTGAAACAATTAGGCTTATCCATGAAAAACGATTCCGATCTCTGAATTTTGATTATTATCTGTCTTTTTCGTGCTAAACTTATTGCCTTTGGTCATCTGGTCTCCGTTTGATGTTCTGCTCTATTAGTATAGCACGTCCAAGGATCATTGCAAGCAAGCTGGCCAGTATGTTCAATAGCTCTCTCCCGGCAGGTTATCTAGGATATCCGGGTCGTAGAACACCCGGTCCACCTCTTGGTGACAGGTGCCGCACAGGTCGTCCTCTGCGGATTGATAGGGCGACAACTCCGTGTCACATATTGCACAACGTGGCATTTTACTCCTCCTTGACGTTGACTGGATAGACACCCAGCTGGTTCAGTTTGGCAATCATGTTCGAGTGATCCATCAACAGGTGGACCAATTGGTCTCGCCTGAGCTGGACATTCTTCCCTCTGCCCTTGTCTGCGAACAGGTGGGCATCGTGGAACTCTTGGTCCGTGGTGTGTAAGACAATCTGCATGCGGTCTCCAATTGTTAACAATCTTGTTATAACTAAGTGTTATAAACACTATGTCTATAACACTAGGTTATAACAATATTGTATATAGTACGGTTCGTCTGAATTTCAAGGGGTGCGACAAAATATTTTTTTATCCGTATCTCTTTTGGTACTCAATGGCGCACCTGCGTGCCATTTCGTCTATGATCATGTCATAGTCTGACATAAGTTTATCATGGTATGGCGTGCCATGGCCATGTAGTTTCAAGGTTTGCCTGATGTCTATCAATGCGAACGATAATTGATTGTCTGACATCGTTTGGGCCTGTTGCTTGTTCATTGTGCGTCTTCCTCTTTCCTACGTAGGTCATGGTCTATCAATTCCAGTTGTCTGCGCAGGTCTACCTTGCGTTCAAGGTTGCACTGCATGCAGTAGTATATGTCTTCCCAACCTTGCCTAATAATGTATTCAATTGGGCCTTGTTTGCAGCGTTTACATTTCACGTGTCTTACTCCTTAGTGCTTGGGATAGCTAACTAGTGGGATTGTCTGGTCCCAACAGGCGCGACAATCGCCGCAGTTATTGCCCTGTGTCCGGGCGGGGCAGGCGTAGCCCTTAGGTGCGGCCGTGTACACTTGCGAGCCATTGATACCCTGTGGCTTGTCTCCATCCAGTTTAGAGGCTGATACGCGCACATTAAGATTGTCTGGCATGGTGTTTCCAGCGGCGATCCAGTCGGCTACCATGCGTCGCTCTTGTGTCGGCAACCAGTACCGTATCGACGGGGTAAGACGTGCAATCTCGGCGATGGCGTCGAGCATATCGATCGATTGTAGATCGCCGCTATCGAACCAGCGATGGTATCCGTCTACGTTGTAGCGCTCGATCTGGAATACCATACTGGCAACCCATTGCTCGCGAGGCGTCGATTGCCACCGTGCGAGGTTGTCTTTCCAGCCTTGATCGACGCTCGGACGAATTTTCTGTAACCGGCGAGCGTAGCAGCTGGCGCATGGGGTACCGGCAATCTTGGCCAATTTGGATCCGGTGATACAGGCGAACGCATCAATGGCAAACGTTGTGCCTGGCATTTTAGTGTTGCCGGTACTGATCTTCCCGGCTTGTCTGGCGTCTTTTACTTTCATGGGTTTTCCCTACAGGTTAACACATTAGAACGGGCGAGCATTATAGCCCGCCCGCTCCGACGTGTTAACCCGCAAACTTCCACAATTTGCGCGGCGAAATGCGTTTAACGTATATCGTGCGCAACCCGAACTTTAACCAGTAGAACGTTTTACCGCTGCCGATCTCATATTTCTTTTGGACCGTGCGGCGCTTGATCATCCCCCATTTATAGAACCGTGCGAGGTTGTCGGTTTTAGGTTGATATCCTTTTGACATGGCAAATATCCTTTCTCGGTTGCCGTTGAAACAGTCTCTATTATATCCGAAATTATGGCAAGATTGTGACAATGTGTATCCAATTTTGCATACCTGATACCCGCTTGTGTCTATTGACACGGCAAATCTGCATAACTCATGGGCTTAGGTATGTACCTAGTGCATGGCCTAGGATGGCCAGTGAGTGCCCATGTCGCATGTCCCGGGTAGGTACATACCTGAAAACATAGATCGCGCTCTATGGCGCTCTGTGGCCGTTTAACAGGCATATATCAAAAATGTTTGTCAACGGTGTTTGCCATATGTTTTCACTATATCGATCCGATATATGCAAACGTGATATCAGACATAACAGAAACTTATATCGTGCACATACACGGAATAAACGTTGTATCTACACGCACACACACACTGTCCCAAATTTTTCACCATTGGCCACTAGGTAAACACCATTGACCAATTGTGACCGATCCGCAACAGTGTGACAATCTTGCAACAGTGTGTCCCATCGACAACAATGTGACAATTTTGCAACACTTGGTCTGTGGCCGGTGTGCAACAGTGTGACAATTTTGCAACACTTTGGATGTTCATGGTTTGTTCCAGTTTTGTTCACGTCTGAGAACAAAGCGAGAACGACCCCCCCACGGTGTTTTTATTATTGTCATGTTCTCTGCGTCCATTCTGGGGGATATTTTGAAAACCTGTTGACACTTTGTCTAACATACTGTATAATAGCAGTATGAAGTACATTTTGTGGACACCTTGTATCCTCTTAGGAGCATACATCGTCTACATTGTTGCACTAATGATCTGGGGGACATTCAATGGCTAAGAAAACAGGTAAGTATCCCAGCTATGTAGAACCTAAGTCTCTGGACGCTGATATGACAGAGAGGGAACACCAGTTTGTCATTGAGCTTGTAGACAACCACCGTGAACCAGTTGATGCTTTTTTTGAAGCGGGGTTTGTCTGTAACCAAGAGTTAGCACATGCCAAAAACCGTGCCAAGCGCCTACAGCGCCACCTTTGGCTCCATATTGAAAAGCGGATCAAGGAGCGGGTAGGTGAAACGGCAACGTTGGCCCTGACTGTGCTAGAGCGTCTGATGCGCGAGGCAGAGTCTGAGAACGTCAAGCTCAACGCTGCCAGAGACATTCTGTCTAGGGCGGGCTACGACGCAGTCCACAAGCAGGAAACGGTAGTCAAAGAGGTCACGGACCTGACTGACGCAGAGCTAGACGAGCAGATCGAGCGGTTGTCTAAAAACGTGGTAAAGCTACGTGGATAAAGAAAAGGTTCTAGAGCTACTCCAAGAGAAACAACGGCGGCTAGAAACAAGACGCATTGAACAATACGACCCATATGACTACCAGACAAGGTTTCACACTGAGGGTCAAGGTTGTCCACAACGCATCTTAATGGCGGCTAACCGGGTAGGAAAAACCTACTGTGGAGCGGCAGAGACAGCATACCACCTGACCGGAGACTATCCGGAGTGGTGGAAGGGGCACAGGTTTAACAAGCCGATCAGGGCGTGGGCAGCTGGTGAGTCAAACGACACCACCAGAGACATCATCCAGAAAGAACTTTTTGGTAACCCACAAGACCCAACAAAGAAAGGCACTGGTTCTGTCCCCTTGGACAACATCGTTGAAACAGTGCGTAAACCGGGTGTACCAAACGCCTACTCATCCGTGCTGGTCAAGCACAGGTCAGGGGGCAACTCCCAGATAAGTTTCAAAGCCTACGAACAGGGTTTTGAGAAGTTCATGGGCGAGGCAATAGACGTTGTCTGGCTAGACGAGGAACCAAAGCAGGAAATCTTCAGCCAGTGCATAACGCGAACCGCAGATACAGATGGGATTGTCTATATGACTTTCACCCCGGAGCGGGGGATGACATCTGTAGTCTCGGCTTTTATGAACGACCTGAAACCGGGCCAGAGCCTAATCACAGCAACATGGGACGACGTAGACCACCTAGACGAAAAAACAAAGGAGCAGCTGCTAGCTGTCTATAGCCCAGCAGAGCGGGACATGCGCTCAAAGGGCATTCCGGTGTTCGGCTCAGGGTTGGTCTTTCCTGTCTCAGAAGAGGACATCGTCTGCGAAGACTTCGACTTGCCAGAACATTTCCCCCGGCTGGCTGCAATTGACTTTGGCTTTGATCACCCCACTGCCATCAGTTGGGTCGCATTTGACGCAGACGATGACATAATTTACGTCTATGACGAATACAGGAGAAGCAAAGAGACACCTCTGAAACATGC